TCTTCAATTACTCTTACACGAGTCTTGCCAAGTGGTCCATTTAATACTTTATCCATAACCACTAGTATACCATACTATAGTGCAACTAGTGATGCTGACTGCCACGCTAGGTCTAGAAACATAAAAAGAGATCCCCAGGATGTTTCACCTGGGGATCTATCTTTTTTAGTTGGTTTCAATCAACCTAGTATATTTGATTTTTGAATAGCCTCTAGAAAAGTCTTCAACGTTGATAACGGATGTTGACTCTCCTGGCTTTCCAACATGTATCATCTTTCCGTTTCCGACATAGATTCCAACATGTCCAGCCCCACTATACCCTGTCCAACCAAAAGACACAATGTCTCCTGGCTTTGCATCTTTTTCAGACACAAACTTTCCAGAGTTTTTCTGTGCACTTGCACCGTGGTAAAGCTCTATTCCGATTTGGCTATATGTCCACATAACCAATCCAGAGCAATCCCAGCCACTGGGGGTACTTCCAGAAAATACATACCAAGTTTTTCCAACATGAGACATTAGACTATCAATAGCCTTGTTTACTTTGGTAGTATTTTTATAAAGAACTAGTTGTTCTTTTTCTATTCTTTTTTTATCAGCTTCAGCCTCTATTGCTATTTTTTCCAGCATAGTTGGCTCACTTTTCTGATTTAGCAAATCCATAAAAGACGTACTATTATCTATTTTTAATTGTTCGACAGCCCCAGCTGGAGAGCTAGAGCAAGTTGTAAGCGTAAATGAAAGTAAAATACTTATCATGCCTACAGCAGCAAATTTTTTATTCATTTTGCTACCTCCTTATTTTTATGTTGTTGCGGCATCCAATATTGCTCGATGCCCTGGCAGACAATATTCTTCGGTTGGTAGAATATCTCCTTGAGTCTCCCAGTGATTCCACGTTGTTGTCACTCTGTTTGTCACTATGTTCCTCTTAGAACAAAAACTTCCTTTATTGGGAAGTCGTTCTAAAAGTATACCACCTTTTTCTTGTTTCAGTCAACACCTTTTCACTTTTAAGATAGACAAGTATGGTAAAATTAGTTAGGTGAAAAATGGCAAATCCTTCTAATCTGTACGCAGAAAAAATATATTCCGAGCATCCCACTGCATTGTGGGCTCTCGATGATAGATGCGACTTTGCTTCATATCTTGCAAAATCATCAAGACAGGTTTCTGCATGGACTGCAACAGGTACAGACCTAGTAGAAGAGTTTGATGCATCGGTAGCACCGTTCTCAGTTCTTAAAGATGAAGATACAGCAAAGATCTCTGGAGACCCAGTCAACTTGGTAGTCAATGATGAGAACTTTGTAACTCTAACAAGCACGGCAACATTCTCATCAACTCAAGACTCATTTTCAATTGGATTTTATTTTTACGCTTTTACATCAGCCATAAAATCTGTTTCGGTTTCGTACTCTGGAGGAGCTCCAGTAGAAACACTGATTGAATCTAGCGAGAAGTGGCAATTTGTTACAACACAGTTTGTAGGTGCAGCGTCAGCCAAAAATATTGTAATCTCAGTCAAATACTTAAAGGTAGCAGATGTTGATCAAGCCTATGACTTCCTGATCAACGGACTCTCAATAGGTCACTTGTCAGAAAACTTTAGCATGGTATCAACAGGAGTAGAGGTTCAACAGCTTCCTACCACGATCAATCTTCCAATATCTTATGGTGTGGAAGCAAGTTCATACGGATCAGATAACGAAGTTGGATACTATATTGCAAGCTCTTCAAACAAGATGTATGCAAAAAACTCAAGTGTCCCAATGGTATTCGGTGCAAACTCTTCAACAGTTCTATCTGAAAACCCCAACGGACCATCGCTGATAATTCCAGGACTAGGATTTATGAATGACTCTGGAAGATACTCAACAACAGTTTTAGAAGCTTGGATACGTGTTAACTCACTAGCAACAGAGACGAGAAGAATTATTGGACCAATTTCTGGAGACAACGGATTGTACGTGGACGGACCATTCCTTACGCTGAGACTAGACGACAATATTCAGTCTCATTATGTTGGAGAATGGTTCAGACCAATGCTAGTTCAGATAGAGATTACAAAAAACTTTGCACTTCTATTTGTGAATGGAGAGCAGGTTATCTCAATGCGGATATCTGCACAAGACCTTAATCTTCCAGACAAATTTGTTTCTGGTAAAGATAATGACTATATTGGATTTTATGCATATTCAGATATTCCAACGGTAGAGATTGACTGTGTTGCAATATATCCATACAGAATATCAACAACGGTTGCAAAGAGACGATTTGCGTATGGACAAGCAGTCACGCCACCACAGAACCTTTCAACAGCATATTCTGGAACACAGCTATTTGTTGATTACACTTTTGCAAATTATTCTGCAAATCATCTGTATCCAGACATGGAGCCTTGGGGATCTTCAATATACGAGAATTTATCTGTAGAGTCAGAACTGTTATCGTCACCAGATTATACGCTTCCACAGGTGGTGCTAAGCAACTACGACGAGTCGGCATGGAGCGATAGCATTAAGGCGTACAACTTCTCAGAGGCAGACACTAATCCATTCATATCGATTAGACCAAACTCATCAGTAGACTGGCAATCGGTTAGTGGATATGTTTATTGGAACAAGCTGCGTGAAGCTGGAGTAGGACTTCCAAAAGCTATCTATGGAGTGTTTAAAAAGTTTGACGATGTTTCTGATCTAGAAGAAACCTTAATTAAGATTGAGAATGAAGCTTCTGGAGACTTTTTTTCAGTAACTATGTCTGGAACATCTATCTTTTATAAGTATTTTATTGCTGGTAGATATGAAAAGCTTATTACAGAGTCGCTGCTGTCTGGAGAAGACATGTTTGCTGTTGGCTTTAGCATTCCAGACATAGCTGTATACGCAGATATGAATGGTCACAGCGAGCTGTTTAGCTTCCTACAAAACGTAGACAAACTTTCTATGTTTCTTGGAGGCGATTACTCTGGAGAAGATTCAGAGATCAGCACGACCTTTACAGGAAGAATTTATGGACTAGCCCTAGTATCGCCTACAAACTTTTATGGGGTTCAAGACCACTTCTCCCTAACAACTGGAACAATTAAGCAAACATCAAATCCACAAACCCTTTTAGACTATTCAGCAAGCTATCTGTATGGAATGAAGTCAAAGACCTTCGGAACAGAAAAAGAATATCTTATTGATATATCTACAAAATCTTATTGGAAAGACTACATTCCGTTAGCAAAGCTTTGTCGATTCGCTTTTGACAATGATAATAATCCAGTCTATACCGTTGACATGATTCAGTTCAATATCGACTATCCAGCATCAAGAATTTTTAATGAATTTGGAGTAGACACATCATCTTCACTTGTTAAGTCTTATGTCGCATTTGACTATGCAAACCAGACTCTGTTTGGATATGGCTTAAATCGTGTTATATCAAAGGTTTCTACAGACCTTGTGGTCGATGCAGAGCTATCTGACTGGGAAATGCTTATGTACGAGGTCTTGGATGGAACAATCATTTACCCACCAACAACTCTATCTGGAAAAGCTATGGAAGATCTTGTGATGACAACAATCGTTGAAGTAGAGAATCCATTGGCAGTTTCAACAAAGGTTGGAATTAGACATCTACAGTACGCCTCACAAACATTTAATGACCAGACATCAACAACATTTGACAAATCAAAAGCACGTCCAATTGGAACACGTCTTGGTCAAAACCTTTATCCATATAGAGAGATCGCTGGCGTTCAGGTTTATAATGCTAAGAATCCACACAGCATTACAAAGTCAAGCTCACCATACCTTTACCTTTCATCTAAGAGTGGTATCAAGGTTCATGGTGCATACGGAGACGATATTGAACGTGGAATAGTTCTGCCAATCAACGAAGATGCTTTTGGTTCGTATAACATCAGCTCAATCAACATGTCAATTCTTTTGAATGAGCTGTCTGTTCCAGCAACCGACATGGTTATCTTTGAGGTTTACAACAACACTGCAAACGTCAGGGTAGTGCTAGAAAAAATATCAGAATCAATTACCAACAGAGGAAGGCTAAAAGCACAGACTTTAATTGGAAATATTTGGACAGACTCAAGCGACATTGTTTTTTATATTAATGGAGTAGAGGCAAAAGATCCAACAATGTTTGTTGATGAATGGCTGATGCTTGGTCTACTGTTCCCAAACACTCTAGACTTCTCATCAACCAGTACTGGAAAGCTTGAGCTTGTCGGTAGTGTTGTAATGAACCATATTGCACATTTCCAGGTAGATGCTGCAACAATCTCTCAACAAACAGTTACTAGATCTTGGAACTCAATTGCAGACTCCTATACTTGGAACGACCTGACTACTTTCGGAGAAGATGCTAGAGGTTGGTGGTCAGATGTGCTATACACAAAGTCTTCTGTGGTTCCAGAGATAAGTCCAGCAGACATCTTTAGAATTTACACAGGAACAAACAAGATTATTTCAGTTCAGCCAGACGATACAAGCGGAATTAGGTTACAAAAGTACAAATATTCTGTATATAAAGACCTAGCGTGGCAGTCAGCATCACTAGTTGCACTATAGTATGGTATACTAGTGGTTATGGATAAAGTATTAAATGGACCACTTGGCAAGACTCGTGTAAGAGTAATTGAAGAAAAGTTTTCAGATGCAGGTATTTATGTCTGGCAATTGCCAAGTGGAAAGTACTTTACAGACGGCGATGGTAACGCACTCAGCATCGAATCTATGATCAATGACATGTCAAAGATTAAAGAGATTACAGAAGCAGCAGCTTACTACGGTCAGCCAGAAGGCAAGCCAGTATTCTTCTCTAACGTAAAAAAGATTTCAGATGAAGAGTACAATGAGCAAAAGGACAGAATGGCACAAGGATTCATCCCATCAGCTAACGACCTAGGTGCTTTGATTGCTGCAAAGAATACGCAAAGGATGTATGGTAACGATGAGTGATGAACTAACAAGAATTCCAATCCTAGCAAAAGATGACTCTTATCTAGCTAGCGAACTTGAAAACAGAGAACAGATGTTCAAGTCAATGGACCTTTTTAACAAAGACTGGAATGAGGTAAAGGACCTTTCGGGTCTAGACCTAAACTTTAAGAGACGTGCAGCAAGACAGGTCTCCAAGTCAGAAGTAACAGATGTGTATATGACAGCATCTCGTGCAGTTGCCAGCGGTAGAGACGACGCAAAGTCTAAGGCTATTAACCCAGGAACAGTATACAGAAATGCATACGGAATCTTTGATGTTATTACTCCACCATATAACCTAAACGAGCTTGCTAACTATTACGACACATCGTTTGCAAACCACGCTGCTATTGACGCAAAGGTTGAAAACACTGTTGGTCTTGGATATGACTTTAAGGTTTCAGACAAGACAATGCTCAAGCTAGAAGCGTCAGACTCAGAAGAGGCTACTGCACGTGCCAGAAAGCGTATTGAGCGTCTTCGAGTCCAGCTAAGAGATTGGTTAGAGAGTCTTAACCTTGATGAAAGCTTTACAAGCATCATGGAAAAAATTGAGACAGACGTTCAGGCTGTTGGAAATGGATACCTTGAGGTTGGCAGAAACATTAAGGGTGAGATTGGATATATCGGTCACATTCCTGCTACAACAATTCGTGTTCGTAGACTACACGATGGATTCGTTCAAATTATTGGAAACAAGGTTACATACTTTAGAAACTTTGGAGCAACCAATCAAAACCCAATTACTGGCGACAATCGTCCAAACGAGATTATTCACTTTAAGGAATACTCACCACTAAACACTTTTTACGGTGTTCCAGATATCGTATCTGCAATGCCATCACTTCTTGGCGATCAGCTTGCCTCACAGTACAACATTGACTACTTCCAGAACAAGGCGGTTCCTCGTTACGTTGTAACCCTAAAGGGTGCAGAGCTATCATCAGAAGCAGAAGACAAGCTATTTAGATTCTTGCAGAACGGTCTAAAGGGGCAGAACCACAGAACACTTTATGTGCCACTGCCACCAGATACAGATCAGAATAAAGTAGAGTTTAAGATGCAGCCAATCGAAAGCGGCATTCAAGAAGCATCATTCTCTAACTATAGAAAACAGAACCGTGACGATATTCTGATTGCTCACCAAGTTCCACTGTCTAAGATTGGTGGAGGGGATTCATCTGCAATTGCTGCAGCCATCTCTCAAGACCGCACATTCAAGGAGCAGGTCACACGTCCAGAGCAGACAAAGCTTGAAAAAATTCTCAACAAGATCATCCGTGAGAAGACTGACATCCTTGAGATTAAATTTAATGAGCTTACACTTACAGATGAAGTTGCACAGGCTCAAATCGATGAACGCTATATTCGTAACAAGGTTGTCACTCCAAACGAAATTCGTAGCAAGCTTGGTCTTCCAGAAATTGAAGGTGGAGACACAATGGTAGAGCTTACAGCAAGACAGGCTGCAGATGCATCTGCTAACACTAGACAGAGCAGAAGCCGTGACGCAGAACGTACAGCAAACCAATCTGACGGAGAAGCAACAGTCTCTGGAAGAAATCCACAAGGAGAGGGTAGAGCAACAGAGTAAAAAATGTGCTATAATAGCATGGTAGTAATTTTATTTAAAAAAAGGCTCTATAATTAATTAACATGACAATTTCTAAAGCATCCTGGAATACAGAAGGCGACAATGTACGCCTATCAATGCCGTTCGCAAAAGTTGACGCAGAGCGTCGTATCGTATCTGGATTCGCTACACTAGATAACGTAGACAAGCAGAACGATATCGTCACACCAGAAGCATCACTAAAAGCTTTTGAAAAGTTCCGTGGGAACATTCGTGAGATGCACCAGCCATCAGCAGTAGGCAAGATGGTAGCTTTCAAGGAAGACAAGTACTTTGACCCTGATAGCAAGAAGTTCTATTCAGGGATCTATGTATCAGCCTATGTATCAAAAGGTGCTCAGGATGCATGGGAAAAAGTTTTGGACGGAACCTACACAGGTTTCTCAATTGGCGGTAGAATGAATAAGTATGAAGATGCATACGACGAGAAGATGGATGCCACTATCCGTATTATTAAGGACTACGACCTAGTAGAGCTATCTCTAGTAGATAACCCAGCAAACCAGTTTGCAAGTATTCTCTCAGTAGAAAAGGTTAACGGAGTTGACACCATTAAGGGTGAAGTAGTAGACACAGTTCTTGAGAACGTGTTCTACGATAAAGATTCAGGTCTTGTAATCGTTTCAGAGAACGAGACAGAAAATAGTCCAACCAGTGGATCTGCAATGCAGAACATTGGATTTGTCGAGAAGTCAGATGCTGACAAGATCGACATGATTAAGTTCTTAGTTGATAGTGCTAAAGGCATTACAGTAGCTAAGATGACACAGGAGGATACAATGACAGAAAATAATATTGAAGCTGTTGCAGAAGATGCAGTAGCCGAAGAAACTGTTGAAATCGCTCCAGAGGCAGATGCCGTCGTCGAAGCTCCAGTTGAAGATGTAGAAAAGGCAGCAATGCCTGAAATCGAAATCTCAGTTGAGAGCGAAGATGAAGAGGAAGAGGAATCTTCAGAAGAAGATGAGGCAAAGAAGTCAGATGAGGTTTCAGCAGACGCTGTTACTGACTTGAAGGATGCCGTTACATCAGCCTTTAGCGAAATCACCGCAGTAATTAAATCACTTAGTGAAGAAGTTGCTGCACTAAAGAAGTCCAATGAGTTGCACGAGGCAAAATTGTCAGATGCAGAACAGGGCTTTGCTAATCTTGGGAAGTCACTAACTGCTCTAGAAGCAGATACAGCTTTCCGTAAGTCTGGCGATCTAGGAGAGATCGTACAGGAACCAGCAATGGTTGAAAAATCAGTATGGGGCGGACGTTTCCTCACTAACTCCGAACTACTAAAATAAAAAAATAAACATTTCATGGAGGTGAAATATATGTCGGAAGAAATTATCAAAAACAATCCAGGTGCAACCTACCCTAACGCAGAAGGTGGCTTTGCAGCTGGTGGTATCGGTGGTGTTACTGATCCTGGTTTTGCTTACGTTGGGAACACAGCGGATGCAAACTTCGGTCTAACCACAGGAGCTAACGCAGTTAACCCATCATTTACCGAAAACCCAAATTATCCAGGTGCTGGTATCCTACGTCCTGAACAGGCTCGCCGTTTCATTGACTACGTTTGGGATGCAACTACACTTGCTAATGACGGTCGCAGAGTAACAATGCGAGCTAACACAATGGAACTTGAAAAGGTTAACGTTGGAGAGCGTGTTGTTCGTGCAGCCAACCAAGGTGATGCATCATTCACTAACGCTGGAGCGACATTCTCAAAGGTGGAGCTTACTACTAAGAAGCTACGTCTTGACTGGGAAGTTTCAGCAGAAGCACTAGAAGACAATATTGAGGGAGGTGCTCTTGAGGACCACTTGGTACGTCTTATGACTACTGCTTTCGGTAACGACATTGAAGATCTAGCGATCAACGGTGACGTAACTCAAACAGCAGACGCATTCCTTGGTATCATGGATGGATTCAACGCACGTGTTGCTGGCGATGGCTACGCACACGAGGCTGTTGTTTCAGCTGGTGCAGACTGGACCGTTGATGACATGCAGAAGCTAATCCTAGCTTTGCCTCGTCGTTACCGTGCCCTTCAGTCAGGTCTCAAGTTCTATGCAGGAACCGATACCTTTGCAAACATTGTAAAGAACAACGGTACTGTATTTGACTCAATCGGTTCAACCGAAGCTGCTCGTGGTTCATACCTCGGTGGCATCGACCAGACCGTTGGTGGAGCACGTCAGACTCGTGTTCTAGGTGTACCTGTGCTTGAGGTTCCTTACTACCCTGCGGACTATGTAGACATTACATTCCCACAGAACCGTATCTGGGGCTTCCAGCGTGACATCACTGTCAACCGTTTCTACGTTCCTAAGAAGGACACAATTGAATACACCGTATTCGTCCGCTTCGGAATTAACTGGGAAGAGCAGGATGCAGTTGCATTCGCAACTAAGGCTGTTTCTTAATAGTTAAAAAACACCCAATTGAGGGGGGTAGGGATAAAACCCTATCCCCTTCTTTTAATTTAATGATATAATATCTTTAGGAGGAATCATGTCAGATTTTATTAATGATTTAAACGATACCCCTCTAGTCGAAGAAACTGTAGTAGATAACGCTCCAGTAATCGAAGAGGAAGTAATTGAAGAAGCTATCGAAGAGGTAGCTGAAGTTCCAGTTGCTGAACCTGTTATTGAGGCGGTAGTCGAAGAAGTAAAGCCAAAGGCTAAGAAGTCTAAGGAAGAAAAGGCTGTAGAGCCAACAACAGAAAAGGTTGCCCTATTCTCAACTCGCAACGTGTCATGGGATGGCGTTGGAAAGATCTTTATGGGATACAACCTAGTAGAAGCTACAGAAGCAGAGCAGTGGTTGACAAGATCACACGTTCGCCTAGCTACACCAAAAGAAATCTTGGAGAAGCTGAGCTAGTATGGAAATTTTGAGAGTTCCACCATATCCTATTACAACTACCTGGAGTGTACCAGAGGCTAACCACGCCTATGTAATCTATGTAGAGGATGTGGTGGATCACTCATTTGAAACCGTAACTGTCACATCTGATTCAAGTTCAAATGTTGAATACATCCTTCCAAGATCAAAGGTTCAGTTTGACCGTGAGTTCTATCTTAGAATTTACGATACAGATCTGACTGGAGAAATCGTCATAGACTCCAATCTAACAATTTACAGACCATACGTTGACCCAAATACATTGGGAACAACTCCATCAGAGGTTGAGGAGTACAAGAACTGGGAGATCATTGCTAGATCAATTATCGATGCATACCTAGGCAATGACTCAGCAACTGGTGAGGGATTCTACAACCATAAGCTAATTATTCAGGGTATTGGAGATGGCACAGACTATTTCCCTGTATGGCACAACCCTAAGCGTATTCTCAAAGTGTACGAAAACAATATTCTTGTTTACGATGCAGAAACATCTGCAGACTGGGAACAGCAATATGTAATCACACCAAATAACTCAGCAATCATGAGACTGATTGAGAGCACTTCTGGATACAACAGATTTGAAAATGCACCAGTACGACTACCAGTAGCATCTGGAGACCTAAACTATTATGGTAGAGGCGGAGTAGCATTCCCTAGAGGATATGACTATGTATTCGTTCTTGACGTAGGATATAAGGCTGTTCCACCAGATGTTGAGATTGCAGCAAAGATGCTAATCGAAGATCTTAAATGCGGAAATAACGAATACTACAAGAGATTCGTAACTCAGTACAGCACAGATCAGTTTAACATTAAGTATGCTCCAGAATTCTTGAAGGGAACTGGCAACCTGATTGTTGATAAGATTCTGAACAACTATAAGGGTAGTGTTTTCAAGCCAGGAATAATCTAATGACAACTTGCGAAACTACTAACTTCTTATACCCACTTCTTGCAGATATCTACTACCCTATTGTAAATCAGGGTGGATATGGAAACCTGTCTAAGCAGTGGGTATTAGACAGAAGTATCGCCTGTGCTTTCACTTCTGGTAGTGGAAAAAATAAAGAGGACGTTGGCGTGGAGGCAAACGTAGTTATTGATAACGCAATTGTCGGAAGATCAAGAACAGACATTACTCAGTCAGCCAACGGATCCCCGAACTCACTGACAAACATTATTATTACAAACATTAGAGACAGGTTTGGAAATCTGATCTATAACGAATCGTCTGGTCCTAGAGTTGGACAGTCAACGGTATTTGAAGTTGCTACAATGAACCCAATCGTTGGTCCATTTGGAGGAACAGAATACTACAAGCTTGTCCTTAGACGCTCTGAAAACCAGGCGGTAGATCTATGATAGGCGTAAGCGTAGACTTCAAAGATACGGACTTCATGGCTGACATGAAAGGTATGATTCAATACTCAATCGGATACCTAGAGGGAGTTGAGCTGGGAAGAACTAAGCTGTTACAAGGTCTTGGTAAAAACATAAAAATGCTTCTTCAAGAGTTTATAGATGTAAATGCAAGAGTAGATCCTCAAAGACTTCACCACGTGTACGAGTGGTATATGGCTGGATCACCATCAGCAAGATTGTTCGAAATTGATTATGTCATATCTGGAGCTGGACTATCTATAGGCTCATCTTTTAGACAATCAACATCACTCAGCAATGGCTCGTCAACACCATTTTATGATAAGGCAAAGATTATGGAATCTGGAGTTCCAGTAACCATTAAGCCAAAGAAAGCCAAAGCTCTGTCATTTGAACTGAATGGAGAGCAAGTCTTTACGGCTGGACCAGTTGAGGTAAGTTCTCCTGGAGGTCAAGAAGTAGAGGGTGCATTCAATGATGTTGTCGATAACTTCTTTAAAAACTACTTAACGCAGTCATTCCTTTCTGACAGCGGATTCACAAGACATTTAAAAAATCCAATAGACTATAAAACACACTTATCTAAATCAAGAACTGGCGGAAAGTCAGCAGGTAAAGAAGTAGGCTATAATTGGATAACGAAAGCAGGAGGTGACATTTAATGTCTAAAACAACAATTCTAAATACACCAGCATTGTGGGTCAACCACTACCTACAGGAAAAGCTGGAGGCACTTGGATTCGACACTGTACCATTCTTTCCAACCACACCATCGACCATAAACGACCTGACAGAATATTTTCCAGCAGGTGGGGTTATGTGTACATACGATAGAATGATCAGAATGAGAAAGAGTCCATTTCCACACATTAAAACAGAACAGCTACTATACTATTTCTATGCAACAGCAGAGAACTCTATTGTTAATATGGTAAAGGTAACAGAGCAAGTCCTTAGATTAATGGATAGAGAAGACGAAACTGCAGAAGAGCTAAACGCTTGGCAGATTGGTAAAACCATAGATGTAGAAGGCATAGCAGTAGAGCCAAACTTTTATTTTCACAAGTTTAAGGTGTATCAGCTACAAGAAACCAGAGATATCATTAATTTTGGAACAGCCAGAACTTATGGCGGTAACAAGATTGTTATCGAATATGAGTATCACATGGTAAATCAATAATAGTTTAAAACGTCTGATATACTGGTAAAGAGGAAACACCCCCCACTATTCTATAGAAAGAAATAGAGGTGAAATAAAAATGGCATATACACGTGGCAATAACGCACAGATTATCGTTGGTGCAGCAGCCCTCTTCACATACGAAGACGGTCCGCTAACACCTGCGACAATCCCAACCTGGGTCGGAACCGAGTCTGCAAAGGATACTCTTTCAGACAACGGCGTAGGTGGAACTGGAGAAGGCTTCCGTAACGTTGGTTATACAACTAACGGTCTGGAGCTCAGCTTCGAACCTGACTTCGGTGAGGTTAAGGTTGACCAACTTCTTGACGTTGCTAAGCTTTACAAGCAGGGTATGAAGGTTAACCTAAAGACAACCTTCGCAGAAGCGACTCTTGAGAACCTTCTCTTTGCTCTTGCAGGTAAGGCTTCAGACCTAACTGGTACAGGAACTATCCTGGACCTAAACGCAGGTCAGATTGGTGAATGTCCTGTTGAGCGTGGTCTCATCGCCGTCGGTCCTGGTACTGGCGACTGTGACCTATCAAGCACAACAGAGCGAGTCTACGTTGCATACCGTGCACTTTCAATCGAAAGCGTATCAGTATCAGCAAAGCGTGACGAAGCAACTGAATTCGCAGTTAGCTTCCGTCTGCTTCCAGATGACTCAGCAGCATCATACGGTAAGATCATCGATCGTACCTGGACTCCTGCTTAATAGTCTAACCAAAACTAAATAGGAACTGCCCTGGCTTCGGCTGGGGCAGTTTCGTTTTTGCGGTATAATTAAAGAATGCCTACAGAAATATACGAATCAGCAACCATTAAAACAATAGATGGAGAAGAGCTATACCTAACACCACTAAAAATCAAATATCTAAAGCAGGTTATGATAGAGTTTGAGGATATGCAAGATGTGGATAATGACATTGACGCTATGTCTGTCTTAGCAAGATGTGCACTTGTTGCAATGAAACAATACTTTCCAAAGATAAGCACCATTGAAGATTTGGAAGATAGTTTTGATATGGATGCAGTGTACAAGATTATCGATATCGGTGCAGGAATAAAGATTAACAAAAGAACTACTGATACCGAAACTGTAAAGGAACAGGCACAAAAAAGTAGCGAAAACTCTTGGGACAATCTAGACTTGGCAAAGTTGGAATCAGAGCTATTTTTGCTTGGCATTTGGAAAGACTATGAAGAACTAGAAACATCCTTATCAATGCCAGAACTAACAGCAACTCTGAATGCAAAAAGAGACCAAGACTACAATGAAAAGAAGTTCAGTGCAGCATTACAGGGTGTTGACCTAGACGAGAAGTCTGGAGCAAAAGAAGAGGATCCATGGGAAGCTATGAAGGCTAGGGTATTCTCTGGTGGTCAAGCAACTAGTGCAAATGACATTGTTAGCTTCCAAGGAATCAAGGCACAGCAGAACGGTTTCGGCATTGGTCTAGGTCTTGACTACGAAGATCAAAGAATTACATCCTAGTGTGTGATATAATTTAATTAGTCGAAAACAGGAGGAACCAATTGACTACAACTATTAACGAAACAAGAGAAATCACTCTACTTGATGGAACAAAGATCAACGCTAGACCATTGAAAATTTCTCTACTTAAGCAATTTATGAAGGCGTTCGATGGCATTGCAGATGTTGCAGATGACAACGAAAAGTCTTTGGACGTACTACTTGAGTGTGTTGCAATCGCAATGAAGCAGTACTCCCCTGCAGCAGCAGAAAAGGATTTGGAAGAAATCCTTGACCTACCAACAGTCTACGCAATCGTAGAAGAGGCATCTGGCATCAAGCTTGGTGACACCCTCGTCGGTGGTCTAAACAACTAAAAAAGAGGTGTAAATGAATGGCTGATATCCAATCCAACATTAGAGTCAATATTGACACTAATAGTGCTTTGGCATCTCTAAAGGTGTTGCAGAGTCAAATATCAGCCTTTCATCAAGACATGTCTCGCAGCTCAGCAGCAGCTGCACAAGAGTCAGCAAGGCTCTCTCAGAATTTTATAAACTCAGTCAACAAGAGTGGTCAGTTCGCTGCATCAATGACCAAGGTAAAGTCAACGACCGAAAGCTTTACAACAGCCCTAGAAAAGAATCAGCTATCACTTGGTCAATACTTTAAGTATGCAGGTGCAGCAACAAAAGACTTTGGAAAATTCTTCGGTAAAGAGTTTGACACAATCAACAAGGTAGCACGTGAACGTGTAAAGGACCTACAGACACAGTACATCCAGATGGGTCGTGATGCCAATGGAGCCATGAAGGCTATCAAGGTACGACCTCTAGTTCTTGACATGAACGATCTTGGAACAAAGACTCAGATTGCAGCACAGAAGCAACAGCTGCTAAACCAGCTACTAAAGCAAGGTTCAACGAACATGCTTAACTGGGGTAAGAATACTCAGTGGGCTGGTCGTCAGCTTATGGTTGGTTTTACAGTACCACTCACAATGATGGGGCAGATTGCAAGCCGTGAATTCATGAAGATGGAAGAAAGCGTAATTGCTTTCAAGCGTGTTTATGGAGATCTTAACACAACAATGGCTGAGACTGACCAAATGGCTGGACAGGTTCAGAACCTAGCACAAACTTTCACAAAATATGGTGTAGCTGTATCAGACGTAATGGGGATGGCTTCTAAGGCAGCAGCTATGGGTAAGCAAGGTGCAGACCTTCTTGCTCAAGTTCAGTCAGCCACAACTCTTGCCGTTCTAGGTGGGGTAGAGCAACAGCAAGCCCTAGAGACAACCATCTCCCTAACTAACGCATTTGGTACTGCAACAGAAGATCTTAAGAACAAGATTAACTTCCTTAACGTTGTAGAAAACCAAACAGTTACATCTATTGAAGACTTTACAGTAGCAATTCCAAAAGCTGCTCCAGTAATTAAGCAGCTTGGTGGAGACGTAGAAGATCTTGCATTCTTCCTTACAGCAATGAAGGAAGGTGGCATCAACGCATCTGAAGGTGCTAACGCACTTAAGTCTGGTCTAGCCTCAATGATTAACCCAACAAAGAAGGCATCAGATTTCCTACGGGGATTTGGAATTAACCTTAAGGGAATTGTAGAAGCAAACAAGGGTGACGTTCGAGGAATGGTTACTGGATTTGCAGAGTCTCTAAACCAGCTAGACCCACTAAACCGTGCACGTGCAATCGAACAGCTATTTGGTAAGTTCCAGTTTGCACGTATTTCTA